TTACTTCACCGCCACCTATCTGTGAATTTGCAAAAGGACTGGATCTGTACCGGCCTCTGTATAAGAAGCCTTCTCCTGATTCTGAAAGTATTACACCCTGCTCGTCGTCAACCATGGGCATATCCAATTCATAAAATGGATCAACAAAAGGTTCAAAATTAGGATCGTTGAAATCTGTGAGAACTGTTTTCTTGATCTCTTTCTCCGCATTAACGCAATACATTTCAGCGGAGTTGTCCTTAGTTGTAACCGCACGAATATCTTCATGGACAAAAGGACCGGACAATGTGCTTGTCCTTTCATTAAAGCAGTAACCTTTATATTTAGAGGCTTCGGTTGAACCTGTAAATTTCTCTCGTTCAGCCGTAAGTGTAACCTCCCCAGGATTGTCGGGTAAGGCTGTTAGGTCTGTAACCTGACCGTCCATGGGGCAGGCTTAACTAAGTTATGCAGTTGCTGAAGCTGGAGTTGCAGCAGGTCCGTCACCAGCAGCATTGGCAGCGACAACAGTATATGAATATTCACTGCCTAAAGTTGCAGTTGAGTCCACATACGCTGTCCCATTGCTAGCTGCTTCTGTAACAGGAAAGTTAGCATCGGGAGAACCAGTTATCGTAGAAGCAGATGTATGATTTCCTGCTTTGCGATAGATTTTGTAGTCAGCTACAGAACCACCAGTTGAGGGTGCAGTCCAAGATAGATTTATGTTTGCCATAATGTTTAATTTTTAAGGTTTAGGGTGTGAAATTCAATCGGTTGGATTTATGTACCAAAGTCAGTTCGATTAACTACTTTGTTAGTTCCATCCTGAAGGGTGAAAGTAATCTGGCTAGATCCGGATGTTTGTGGGTTTAAGCCTATCCATATCTGTCCTACACCAGTGTTTGAATGAAAATATCTTCCTGTGTAGTGGTTGGGACTTCCGTATGAAGTGTCTTTCGTATATCTAAAAATGAGAGTGCTTCCTCTTATATGATCCACATAAATCAGGCCATCGGTATGTCGAAAAACTCGGTACTCATCAGTACTGGTTGGGGAACCCGAAGTGGTAATACCAGTGTGCTCTGCATAGTATTCTCGAGTTACGCCGTCGCTTGACAATGGACCCGGAGCCATGGCTTGGAACATATGATATTTTTGACCAACGGATGTTGAATAGTTCCACGCCACTGATTTACCACCTGAGTAAGGTTTTTGACTTGGATTTGTACCCCACAAAACATGAGGTTTGTTTGCGTGTGTTGATCCGTAGCTTAAAGCTATAGAAGCAGTATTCGGGAAAGGACCTCCTGATGTGTGGAATCCGTTAAATTTGGATGCCGCATTCCAACCACTACTTGCAATCTTGGTTATAAAAAGTGTGTTATTTAGATTAAATGGATCTCCATCATAATCTTCTAAACTGTTAGTAAATGAATCCCATGCCCAATAAAATTGATCATAGTTCAAGCTAGTGCCTTGTGCTGTCAGACCAGTAACTTGTCCAGGCACAGGTTGATTAGCGGGCATGTCAAACACATACATCAAACTCCATTCTGAATCGATGTAGCAAGGACCTGAGCCTCCTCCAATTTCACGGCAATAGCCTACATGCTTTATGATCATGTAGTGTCTTGTGGATGCGGCTAGTGCTCCTGTGTTGAAAACTTGGGTGTTGCGATATCCAGAATCGACAATAACGGTGTTTACGAACGACGAGTCCGTAGCAATCTCATAGTAAATTTTGTTTGTGCCATCAGCTTTACCCGCATTTCCGTCTAAAGAAACTAGCGATACAGTCACAGTTCCATCACTGTTGGGGACTAAACCTACAGGTTGTCCCATTACTGCGGGTTGCGACAATTGAATTTCAGGAACCTCCTGCTCGAGCCCAGTAACGACGCCCGGAACATCCGGTAGTGCGGTCAGACCTGAAATAGGTCCTGAAAGATCGGGCAATGCAGTTAGATTAAATGTGCTACCGCCCGCAGGAACATCAGGCTCTGCTTCAAGATTTGTGGAAGAACCAGGCTTAGTTAATAGTTCTAATCCAGTCACTTGGCCGGGAATATCGGGCAGAGCTTCAAGACCAGAACAAGCTCCGGGTAAGTCTGGTTCTGCGGTAAGATCCGGCGAGCCAGGAACATCAGCTATTGCGGCTAAAGACTCAACAGTGCCAGGATCATCTGGCAGAGCTGTTAAAGTTACAGCACCAGGTAAACCTGGGACTGCTGTTAAATCGCTAGCTTCTCCAGGCGCGGTTAAAAGTGTTAAGGATTCAACAACCCCAGGTAAATCTGGTAGAGCGGTAAAGTCTTCAACCTCTCCTGGAGGTACAGTTATTTCAAAATTTTCAACAGCACCGGGCAGATCAGGTAAAGCAGTAAGATCGACCTGCTCAGGGATGTCAGGAGCCGCGGTCAAAAGTGTGACTTCACCGGGAAGATCGGGCAATGCTTCAACATGTGTTACCCTACCTGGTATGTCATTTTCAGAAGCTTTATCGTATTCATCCGATCTTACGAAAAGCCAATACATACCTGATTCGCGATCATATGCTGAGAATGAATCAGACAGATCCACAGGCAGTTCCTTTTCCCAAAGACCTTTAGATTTCCAGCTTGCCTGATCAGGATCAGTAAATGATTTAGCATCCTCCGCCCCACGGCTTGCGGATTCATCCTTATAAATCTGGCCATCGTGTCCAAGCCAGAAGCTCATGGATCCAGCCTCACCGGCAACAACCTGAATGTTTACAGCGGCAGAGAAATTGGTAGCGGCCACTTGCTCAACTCTGTAACCTGTATTTGCTTGGTCACCGGTCGGAGCGTAAAGGATGTGGCACCCCTTGTCGGTATGAACTACCACCTGATCACCGCGTGATGATAGTGCTGTGATTCTGGTGGCATTCGACATGAGAATATCAACCGTACTCAACTGACCAGCATAGGCATCACCAGTCGGTTCTTCCGTTGAGTATGGAGAATCTCTGTACGCTTTAGTTTTTCCGGCAGGCTCTGATATGTAGACCGTCAAGGGTCGCTTTGGATTACCCGCACCAAATAAAGTTTTCTTAGGACCTTGTACAAAAAACTGACAGTTAGGAAAACGAGAGTATTCCAGACTGTAAAGACGCGCGTCTGGAAATACCTTAGTATCTTCAACAGCAGGAGGTCCCTTACCTACAAACACTGCTTCGCCATCACCATCTCCGAAAGAGAACAATCTATTACCTACTGGGGTTAGCACCGCGTTTCTATCTTCGTATAAATCTACGGGATCAACTACGGGGTATGTCGTACTGAATATAGAAACTTCCGTATTCTCAGTAGATATAATAGCTATATCATGGACTTCGTCCAATCGGGATACAAAAAGCATGGAATTGCCTTTACCGTCATCCGATGCCGTTAGCTGATTTTCTTCATCAACTGATACAAGCTCCACCGATCCTGCATCTTTCCAAACAGGTCCAGATCTTAGCCCGCCAGGTCCGTGTGGAAGACATCCTTCGACCACGCGTAGCGAACCCCGATCGGCATCATCGCGGTGCGTTTCTATCCCCGTGAAGGCTGGTATCCTGAAAAACCTCACTCTTTATTCTTAGGTTTATTCTTGTATGGGAACAATCGGTTGAGTTTCTCCTGCCTTTTTATACAAGCGTCGCACTGTTTAATTCTAAGTGCCTGGGTTACTTTTTTAATAGTATCTCCAAGACCTTTTGATTTATCGTTTTGTTCTTTGCTCATGAGAAAACATATTTTATGTCGTTAAACATTGGATTTTCGGGGGTACCAAAATTAAAATTCGACGGGTAGTAAACTCCGTTAACAATATTTGTCACGGGCTCCCAGATATCTCCATTTGCGTCAGGTGTTCCCCCGTTCCAGGACATCATAATACTTACACTGAAATACTTTTCACAACCTCCGCTGGTAGCCATGTATTTTACTTTATATGTACCTAGTGATGATTGATCGTAATAACCCTCGCACCCGTTTTCTGATGTTATCCAGTTATCGTAAGTTTCAGTTCCTCTACTTATCCAAGCTGCACCGTCGTAAGTAAAACGCTCTACACTTTTACCAAAGGCATCATCCTCTGAAATGCAGGGATATGTGCCTTCATTACATTCACAACTACACCCGCAATCCAAAGTCCATGTGAGATCTGCGTTTATGGTTACAACAGCTTTAAGCTCACCAACATCACAGGAGCATCCATTCGCTTCCACACTGGTTTTAGTTACGCAGTATTCTTCTTTATCGTCAGCACAGTCGATTACATAAATTAAAATATCCTGATCTGGCTGAGGACTCGCTGGTTGATGCCAGTGCAGGAAAACTTCAATCGTCTGGGTATTGCCATGAGGATCTGGTGCAACGGATATAAAATGGCTCTCAACTAAATTATTACCGCCAGTCAAATCACCGCTTTTAAATTTAGGATTTGCAGCATTGTCACAGTCGTAACCCGATGAAGAGTTTGTGGTACTAAACAATACTCCTGTATCTAAGTCAGCACCAACGCCACCAGGCCAACGGATTTGAATATTAAAAAGTTTATTACAGATAGGATGCTCAAATCCTGAAGGAGGACATTCACAACAACCTTCTTTTAATCGAGCTACCATTATAGACGGGGGATTGTTATTGTTGTGGATTCTCCATCTTCACATACCTCAATATCGATGGTATCGCTAAATAAGGTTATTTCTATAGGCTGACTTTTGGAAGGGTTGGCTTCATCCTTTTTCAGCAGCCCATCCTCAAACTCCATTGTTCTATAAGTTGGGTTTATTACTATTACGATAGGTTCACCCGAACTTCTGGGTTTTAGATTCGCACTAAAACTATTTATATAATCTTTAAAACCTGTTAAACCTTCGGTAGGTCCGCCACCTTCACCACCGCATGTGTCCCACGCAATAAACTGTTTAATTGTTTTTGACCCTGCATTAATAGATTCTGCTATACCTAGCTCAGGTACAGGATTTGATGGCTGAATAAGACCGTCTGTAAAGATACACATACCAACATAGTAGCAGGAATCACTATAGGTACTTTCGCTAGTTTCTTCATCGGTATTCTCGGTTTTATTGCAGAGCAGAATCATTAAATCACCGTGTAAAATTTCACGATCATCTCCTGAGGAACTGTCTCTGTACTCGGCAGCTTGTTTAAATGCAAGCTGAGCATCTTCGACAGAATTTACATCGTCACAGCTAGAAAAAGAAGTTTCCGAAATATCTATCCAGTGGACAAAAAAAGTTCGTTCCGTGTTTTCTACTTGCAGAAAGCCTTCTTCAATAATCTGCTCATCGTCTTCAGCAGATTCTTCCAAGTCATCGACTCGCAGCTCTACTTCCTTAAGTTTTTCCTTAAGCTCTTCGAGCAGTATTTTTTCATCATCCAACATAGGTTATACTTACCCGCCAGATCTTTTTATGCTCCTGACTGTCAGCACTTGTAAATGCGGGAACAATCTGAACACCAGCTATATTAGCGTATGTAGATGATGCGTTATAAACATGGTTCCATGTAATTATTCCACCACCCCTAATCATCGGTGTTGCCTGATATAAAGGGAGTTGGTCGGTATTTACTTTTATAGAGGATCCTCCAAAACTTTGATAATCTCCATCAAGGGTTATTGACCTTTCGGAAGCGTTATATGTAGCTGCTTGTACCTCGCCACCATCCTTCTTAGGAAACATTATCTTATCGTTTAAATAGTGCGTAAAAACAGCATTGGGGATAAGTTGTTTATGCCCAAAACTCCCAGAACCAGCTTCTGCACTTTGAAATTTAAAATCTACAAAAACAGAAGGTGTTATATTGGCCGCACCGCCCCAATAAGACGCAAAATCAGTGGGTAGCGTGTCAGCCACCACGAAGAAATTAAACTGCCCTATTTGATTATATGCAACACTTCCACCACCAGAACCAAAATCAATTATCTTTAGACCATTATGATCAAACGACACAACTTTCGGCGGTTTAAAACTGGATGATCCACCGCGCTTTACTCCAGCAGACCAGTAAGGAGCTGAATGAGTAACCCACTCTACACTCCATACATCTACTCCGGGCTGTGACATAGACACCTGAGCAGATCCTTTTAGCCAGACACCTGTATTGACATCAGTTCTACTATTAAGAACTGCGTACAATGATTGATTGTCATCAATACCTACGCCCGGTTCTTTTATTATACTTCTGCTTTGCGGAAGATTATAACCGACAGGGGGTGGAGGAGTTTTTACCAGAGTGGGTGCATAATCCCAAGGCTCGCTGCTACCACTGTTTTGCGGATGATTACTAAATTCAGAGCTTGAATACCCTAAATTATCAATAGTGCGTAATACAACATATGTTCTTCTGACGCGTCTCAAATCATTGGACACTTGTACAGATTCTTGTACATATGTATTCCTAATCTCAGCAAACACACGAACAAGATATGCCTTGTCCAATGTTCCCTGTGCAGGATTTATTTTTTGATCTACCAAGTAGTGTCCGGTAAATTCTTCATCCTCGGTACCCACAGGCAAAAACAGAGGATTCTCTGGGTGGTTAATCTCTGAGTACTCAGAGCGATATGCTTCGATTACATACTGACGAGTCACCTTATGGTAACCAACCTGATCGTCTTCGCTTACCTGAGGACGACCCAGAAGCCTGATTGTCAGGTCTTTTGGCATGTTACCAACCTACCCTGCGATGGAGTCGTAAAGACCCTTTATGTTTTTGAGGAGTAACTAATGTGCGAAGCCTTCTGCGGGCTTCCTCTGCCATACGGGCAATAAATTCTTTGTTGTCACCGTTGTACCTAGGATCTGATAGCAATTTACCCTGCGCGATTGGATACATAATATCCCACACAAGCTCAGCCGGCATGCGAGGTGTATCCGTATCACTACTCAAAGGAGTGGGAACTACATTAGCATATAGCTCAACTGAGTATGCCTTTTCAGGTACTGGATAAAGATAAAATCTGGGGATTACATCCTCATCAGAATCCTGATCGCGATTATCGATATAGTACCAGATCGGTCTTCCTACTTCAGGTTCATTCTCTTTATATTGTGGGAAGTTTAAACCTCTTCCGCTGGGTGCTCTAAAATCCCAGGAAAATATAGATCTTGCACGGATTTCAGCTTCTGGTCCAGTCATTGGAGACAGCGGACCCTCCCCTATTAATACGGGAATTTTATCAACAGATGTTACTTCTTTAGGAAGGCTTACACCTACTTGTTTTTCCTCAAAATCGAGTGTGAACTTTCTCTGAGCCCACATAGGACGCTTACCGTCTATGGGATTATAGCACTCCCGGTACGCCTGATTTAGGCATATTTCTATACGGTTTAAATCAACAGGAGGTAGATCTGCTGATTCATCAGCCCCGAGCATCGATGCAAGCTGATCCTTTAGAGCTAAAAAAGAAATACTGACCATCCGATAATATTAGGAAACCGCCAGCTCTTCTGCTACCGGTTGACTTTTACCCTTTGACTTACGGCTTTTGACCTTTGGCTCTTCTTCTTTGGTCTCAGGTTCAAGCCAGACGGAGAAAAACAGAGTTTTGTACAATTTACCCTGAGTACGAAAGATATCATCTACTTCTTTCTGGCTCTCAGGTTCGTATGCGTAATGTCGGATTTCTTTATCCCAGAGAAAATTATATCTCACCTGAGACATGCCTTTTACACGAATTGCTGGGTTGGTACCCATTTGATCTCTTTTTCCTAATATTATTATTTTCATTGTATATAAAAAGCCTCTCCCCAGCAGATGCCGAGGAGAGGCCGAGTGTTTAGGTGGATGGGAAAAGCATTAAGCTTGTGTCAACGACAACCCTGGAACCTGACGAACAACCTCGATGAGTTGTACACCAGGAACGCGTCCACGGGTGTCATGACGAGCAGCCATACCGTAGACAGACTGAACACCAACAGCAGAGAGGTGAGCCTCATTGCCTGAGTTGGCGAAGTCGTCGTAATGGAAGATCTGCTCTCCGTAGATTTTACCTTTAGCCATGTAAAGAGCATCTTTACCCATGGATAGTGCGTATCCGATAGGTGTTCCGAGCTCATTGGCTTGTACGAACAATGCACCAGCAGAGAAAGCGTTTCCGCTTTTATTGTTGCCGGTTAATCCTCCGTCGCCAGATACACGGCTAAGAGTAATTGTTCCGAAGTCAGCGGAGATATCAGAAGCTGAGTAAGAATACAGAGCAACTTCTCCATTGGTGTCGATACCCAAGATATAGAATGGACCGTTTTGGTCATTATTACCAAGAGCAACTCCTCCTCCGCCAGGTATGCGAAGATTTACACCACGGAAGTTAGCAGCGTAGTCACCGTCAGTTCCACCGATTCCAGCTTCTGCGTTAGCGATGTCGCTGTAAGCATAGAATGTTGGGAGCAATGGAGATCCTTGACGACCGCGAGCAGTGTCAATGATTACATTGTGGTTAGCGATAACATTGTTATCCCACTTTGCATAGCTTCCGGAATAGAGTTTGTTGTTTCCGCTACGCTCGTCAGCTTGAGTGATAGCTTCCAAGTAGTCGGGGTCAGAACGCAATGGACGCAAGCAAGCGTCAGGAGCGAAGAGAAGGTAACCAGGAATTTCTTGGTTGATGTCTCCGCCAGTGTTCATTGGCTCAGCACCGTTAGCGATAAGAGCTTGCTTAGCTTCTTGGATGATGTCGGTTGAAAGACCGTCAACATATTTAAGAGCTCCGCCGGAACCTGTTCCGTAACCTTGGATGAAGTTAGATCCAACACCGTTTTTAGTGTTGTTTACGCAGATCTGACGAAGAGCGTACTGGATCTGATCCTGCTCAGTGCGGGACATCCACTCGGACATAACCTCAGCAGAAAGCTGATCGATGGTTTTGCCGGTGAAGCGCATAAGCTTAAGAACTTGCGTCCAGGATACAGCATGACGAACGAGATCGATCTCAACAGAGAAAGTTCCGAAGTCGAGAGTATCAGTGCTGTTCTTGAGGATTTCTTCCCCACGAACACCTTGTCCACGGATAGGAGCAACAGTTGTGAAAGTTACCTTGTCGGAACCTCCAGCGCTTACGT